ATTGTTGAAACTGATTATTCTTCCTTTGAAGCCGGCTTTGTGCCTGATTATACTGCTGCTGTTGAACGTGTTTTATTTCGATATATGCTTGCCAACAATCCCGACGTTCTCAATATTATTGAAAAATCTTATGAATTTCCCAAGGGCACACCTCGTGTTAACAAACTTATTAATAAACACTTTCTTGCCCATGTTGTCGGTTCGCGTATGTCCGGTGAAATGTGGACGTCGCTTGCCAATGGTTTTTCCAATTTAATGAATTTAAAATTTTTGATGGCTAAACATTTTCCTAACGTTCGATATACTGCGTTTGTTGAAGGTGATGATGGCTTAATCGGTGTGCAGAGTCAATGTCTTCAGGCTGAGCATTTTCGGGATCTGGGGTTTAATGTCAAGATTCAGTACGGCCAGGATTTATCTCATACTAGTTTCTGCGGTAATGTTTTTGATCCCATTAGTTTACGTGTTGTTGTTAACCCTAGTAATATTGTGCGTTTCTTTTACACTTGCACTGCAATTTATTTGAATGCTCGACCTCGCACTTTGAAAAGATTACTGCGTTCCAAAGCCCTATCTCTTTATTGCACTGGCCGCCACACACCTATAGTCGCCATTCTTGCTTGGAAAGTTAGCCAATTGCTCGGCCAGGGCAGTGTTTCCGAAGAGCCTAATCGTCGTTTTTGGTCGCGTCATTTATTGCGATCTTACTCTGAATTCTTTTCCCACCCTCAACAGTTGCCCAAACCTTGTATCGGCATGTCTGAGAGATGGATATATATGACGAAATTTGGCATTTCTTTTGATCAACAGCTTCGGCTTGAGAAACTTATTTGCTCATGGACCAGTTTAGATGAAATGCATATTCCGGCCTTCTTCAGTTCATGGTCGGATCCTACTTTGTTGCACTAGATCTGTTTCTGAGGAACTTAACCCGTTACGGGCTCATTGTGGAGATTTCTTCCCGATTGGGATAGGAGAGTTATTAACCTCTGAAAAGACACACACTGGGCCTCACCGGAAGACTTACCCGGTGGTGGGGGCGGCAATCCCCTTTGCTAACACGTTTCCTCCTGCGGCCGGTTATTTATACGGCGTTGTTTTATTGGTTATCGTATAAACCTCAGTTTGTTTATGAATTTGCAACCAAATCCATCTCGCAACTTGCCTCGTCAGCGTGTTGCCCGTACCCCCTTACGACGAAACCCTCCCGTTCCGCGTTACTTTCTCGAAAATTTTAGCAGGTTTGGTCCTAATGTGCTTCCTCGCAATCGTATTCGTTTTGCTAATCCCCCTCGAAGATACTATATTCCTCCTCGATTTCCCCAAAGGAGACTTACTATGAGAGTTATATTTGGAAAAGAACAAGATTTGGCGTTTGGTAACCAAACTCGCCAAAAAGGGATGCTTAACACCTTCACTACTCCTGTTTCAGAATCAAAGATGATCAGATCTTATTTTACCTTTAATGATGGCACTATTACTTTATGCCAGCCAATACCCGCTAATTGTTATGCCCTTAACCTGGCAATTGTGCCTTTACATCCTCTCTTCTTCTCTGG